ACATGTTCGCATTGTCCCGACCGACAGTCAGAAAGCGATTGAGGCGGGCCGGAGTCGCGCCACATTCGACCGTTGGCAGTGTGCCTTTGTATGACATGGCCAGAGTCGGACCCGCTTTGTTTTCTCATTAGATATTGGAATAGAAAAATGAATATATGGTTTAGGTTTTCGGTTTGGATAGGTAAGAAATTTAAAATTGAAGGTGCGCCACTGTGTCGCGTATTCAATGACGCTCGTTCGGAGAGTTACACACTTACAAACGATGGAATGGTATTGATTCAAGGCGTCAAATCAAAGGCGATAGATGCGGTTCCTTTGTCGCTATGCAGTGAGTCGCTAGCGGAAAAGTTTAGCAAGGCCCTTAATCCTAAAAAGGCGGTTTTATGAAACGTGCAACTTCACTTACTCGTTATCAATCGTTCCGTTGGCTATGGCGCTTTGATAGTGAAGCCCGTTGGTTCTGGTTTTGGCAATACCTGCGCGGTGAAGATCTTCAGCAAGACGTGTTAATCAACTTGCATGACTTTGGCGTAAGCCGTTAAAGGGGAAGCTATGAGCAAAGAGCATAAGCAATATCTATCCATAGCTATAGTGGTCGGCTTTGGTTTTGGCCTTGGTGATCAGCTTGCGTGGTTGATCTTTGATGTGATTAAAACCGTGTTGCGTATTCCTTTGGGGTGATGGGTGTTAGCTAAAGATTTAAAGCCTGGGGATTGTTACCGCTACGAACGCCAGCTAAGAAAGGTTATCGCCGTCGATAAGTGGCCAACTAACGTGATCTGTTTGACGTTAGAAGGTGTTGAACCAATGGTCCTATTAATGGCCACGTCAAAAGTAAGTTAGCACTATGACTAAAAAAATTGAAATTATGGAACATGAAGACGGTAGCGCCTCAATTTATATTCGCCCTGAGTATGTCGAATATCAGTTCGATAGCTTTGAAGAAGCACTAGAGGCTGTAAGCAATTTGCCGGAGGTAGGCTGATGCCAAGCGGAAAACCAAGGGATGAAATCAAAGATAAAAAACAGGCGCAGCGTGAAGCAGCTGCAAAGCGAAAGCGCATTCAGCGTGAACGCCAATCGGCTTTAGGGATCGCCATTGTTGAAGTGTCATTGACTAAGGGCCAGCGCGAAACCTTAGAGAGAAACCGAGTTATCCGCGGCGGCGTTCGTGGTGAATATGGCTTAGATGAATATATCGAAACCTTGATCCGCCGTGACAATGAACAGCTTGAAAAACAAATCGCCGCCTTGGGTGATTGCGGTAAATGTAAATCGTCATTACCTGGCGGGTGTGATGGTTTGTTCAAGGGTGATTGCGAATGCTGGCACACGTTCAGCTATCGTGAACTGATGTTGTAATTAATAAAGTGGGGTGTTTATGGAAGACTTAAAAAATGTTTTTAAATACGAATTCTTAGAAGATGAAGGCTTAGTCAGTATTTTTGCAAATGGTAAACTGGTCACTGAACTTAGTGATGATGACGGCGATCCAGAATCTGTTTTTAATTGGTTTGTTAATACATACAGCAAGACTAATTTGGCGCTTAATTTTGCGGGGTGTGTTAATTGGCAGGATCCAAGCCATAGCCCCGAAGTTGAAAAAGGTGATGAAAAGCTTTTTTGGGTTGCGGTTAAAGTAAAAAGACCAAACACAGCTAGCCAGTCTGTGACTGAAAAGGTTGTTACGTTCTTAGCTTATTATCAAAACAGACCGCTAGAAGTCGATTCAGAGGGTGAGTATATAGATGATGACTATCTAGTTAATGAGTGTGGCGAACCGCATGAATCAATAGGCTGGGTTAATTGTCAGTCTCATTGTGAGTTTGACAATTTTTATGTCCCAATCGAATTTGATGATAATTACGAATTGCTGGGCTGGGCTGAGTATGTCGCGCCAGCATTTCACGGCCCTTTTTAATGGGTCATTATGAATGCAGTGAATGCGGCGAGTTTATGGGGTTTTGTGGTTGTGCGTCCAAGCTTGGCACTGCGCGCCCGCCACAAAGTGAACCCGTATTGAGTGAGCCTGAACGCTGGCGCAAAGGGTTTGAGGCTAAGTATTTTATACCGTCACATATTAAGTTTGATCTTGATGACTGCGTATATAAAACCAAGTACGAAGGTGAACTGTTCGACAAGCTAGCCATTCAAACAAATAACATGTATTCGATTTGGGTTGATGCTTGCCGTTTTGCATCTAAGTAAATTTGTTAATAAACGCCACTATTTAACATAATGGTTATTATGCGCATAGACGAAAACCACTTCAGTTAAAATCACCCGTTAACGCCTCAAAACTGGCAGTTTGTTAGCGGGTTTATTCCTCATTTTCAAAACTTAATAATTAGTCAAATTCACCACTATTACAGTTGACCGGGGATCATATCTCAAGCCCGTAAAAGTAACCTTTTCCGCCGTTAAGCGTGACATGTCACAAGAGCTAAAAAGAGTGTGACCACTAAAAGTGACATTTTGACAACTTAAAGTGTTGCAATCTTTGGCCCTTTAATTTAAAGTTCGTCCAACGTGGTGTTTTTGCGTTTTACAAGTCCGTGCCATTTAACCCGCTTGGGGCACAGGCTGTACCGACTTGTAAATAAATGACCTTGTGACATGTCAGCGACTTGGCTTATTAAGTTGGCATCGAGGGAAGCCGCCGCCCCGCAATACCAAGAGCATGTTAGTACCCTGATATAAGCCGCGGGCGAACACCGACCGCCGAGAGTAGTTCGGCACAACCATTCAAATTAAACAAAACCCGCCTTTCTTGGCGGGTTTTCTCTTTTCTGGGTCCTGAATATGAAATGTGTCATTAGTGCCGCTAGCGAGTTCAAAGGCCGCTTTATCGCCTATGGCGGCGGGAGTGGCGTTTTCGTGTTTTCAAATGAAGTTGCGGCCAAGGCCCAGCAAGCCGCCGACATGGCGCAGCAAATCCCGGATCCGACATTAACGGTTCAAACAATGGTTTCCATCGGTGGCCTAGTCGTTATTGCGGGTCGCCTTGCGCTGGATATCTATAAAGAAATCGATAAACGCCGCAATGGGAAAAACAAAAGCGAGGGTGACAATGACTAATTTCAAGCTTAAAAATTTTATTCCTCAAGAGTTTGTCCCGGCCGCGCTGCATAAACACCGCGGCGATAAGGCGATCGAGTGTATGGATTATCGGATATTAAACGCCGTTGATCTGCTACGCGACAACATGCGGGTGTTGGGTTTTGACAACGGTTTCACGGTTAACAACTGGCATATTGGCGGGCCGCGTCAATTTAGCGGGTTAAGAACCCCCGACAGCCCCGATTATTCGCCGACCAGCCAACACACATTTGGCCGTGCGATTGATTTTGTCACTAAAACGCCAATCAAAGAGATCCACAAACACATTATTGATAACCCGTATATCTATTCGGGGATCAAGTTTATCGAAATAGATATCGGTTGGTGTCACATAGATTGTCGATTAAATAGCGACGGTGCGCCGTTGAAATTATGGAGTCCCAAACGGGGCTTTGTCAGTGTTGAACAGTATCGAGCTGAACTTAAGCAGTAGGGCGTTGATGCGGTTTGCGTCATGGGGCGGCGCGTTGTCGCCCTTACTTTTTTGTTTATTGGAGGTTTTATGCGAGTCATTTTAATTATGTGCCTGGCCTTAGTGTCATGTTTTACCTTTGCTGATCCGTTGGCTGTTGCGCCCGTTGTAGACGAACCCGCGTTCGACATTGTGTCGTTGCTGGTCGGCTTGCTGGGTGAAAAAGCGGTGTATGTGTTGGTGACGATTGCGGTTATTGGGTTTATTTGGGCGCAGTTGCGACAACTGATATCAGCCGAAACCTTGTCTAAGTTGCCTAACTGGGTTGTTTGGTTGCTCGAATTGCTGGCCGCGAATAAAGGCCGGGCGGCGAACGCTATCAACAATCAGCCAGAGCATTATAAAAAATGGGTTGGTTAAAGGCGTTAGCGCAAATTCTTAGTTTGTTTTTTGCCGAGCTTGAAAAGCATCGGGCAGAAGCAAAGCAGATCAGGCGGGAAGATAGGAGAGCAAGCATTGAAGAAACACCTACAAATGCTAATGCTGAGTTGTTTGGGGCTAGTGCTGGCCGGGTGCGCATCGATGATGATGTTACCAAAAAGCCCGTGCGACCCGACGCCCCCGACGCTTGAATGGTATGAAACGCAAGACGGCGGTATTTATTACCCAAAGGAATCAGCCGCCCAATTGCTGAATTACATTCACGATCTGAAAGAGTGCGCCACGTACACTAAAACCAAGCAACGAAATTAGGACACGTTTAGGCCCAGTGCCAATGGGGACCACTATTCCTTATTGAAAGCCCTAACGCGCTGGGCCGCCTTAATTACGTAGAGGTGGCAAGGTGGCCGAAATAACAAATCTAAATGAAGCCTACCACTGGAATCTAACCCGAATATCTGAAGCCTTTGGCTTGCATCGAGACACAGTGAGAAAACGGCTAAAAGAAGCCGGAGTAAGCCCAGCTAGTAAGCGTGGAAACGCTGATTTATACGCCTTAGATAAAGTCGGTCCCGCCTTGTTCGGAGGGAGTACGACCCCAGGCACAAAGCTTGAATATACCCCTGAAGAACTTTGGCCTAAAGACCGTAAAGAATGGTTTCAGTCTGAAAACGAACGTCTGAAGTTTCAAGAAAATATCGGTGAGCTTATCCCTGTGCATGAACACAGAGAAAGCTTGCTAAAAACGATTAAAGCGACGGTGTCATTTTTTGAAAGTCTATCTGACAAAATGGAACGCCGCCGCAGCTTTACCCCTGATCAGCTTGAAGAACTCGACACGGCGACGGATGAATTTAGGTTAATTCTTCACAATCAATTGTTAGAGATGAAAGATAATGGCTGATTATGCGCGCGCTGAAGATGTCCGCCGTGACGTCATTAACCTAGTTAAACCGCCAGTGCGGGAACCGATATCCGAAAGCGCCCGTCGGTTACTTTATGTTGAACAAAGTGGCTCAATGGTTCCGTGGGATGGTGACTTAGTCCCGTACATGTGGGAACCAATGAACTGTTTGCAATCGCGCCGCTATGATGCGGTGGTGTTTGCTGGCCCAGCGCGAACCGCTAAAACGGTATCGTTAATTGATGGTTGGATAGCTCACACCATTGTTAATGATCCGGCTGATTTTCTATTGGTGCAAATTACCCAGGATAAAGCGGCCGAACACAGTAAAAAACGCTTATCAAGAGAGTTTGCCGCCAGCCCTGAGATTAAAGCGGCCATGTCCCACCGCGGCCATGACAACAAT